GTCAGCCCCACGGTAATAACCGCGCCATCTAGTTGTTAATCCTTAAAATGGGTGTACTAGATGTCGATTACTTTACTAAGCGATTAAAAGCGGTGTTGGGTTTAGCGGAACAGGCGTACAATTTAAGATTGAGCCCACTCCCACCCTTCGAGACGGCCGATTCAATAAAGACCTTCTGCACCGCGTTTTCATTAAATAAGCCTCCAGCCGGGTTTCACCGAGGTGAGATCCGTGGTGCGGGGCCTAGTTTCATAACAGGTAAGGAATGTGGTTGCCGGCAAAAGCCTGGGCGTCGTGAGTGGCAGTCATTATGTCACACGTTGTTCATGTTTCGTAAGGTTCTCCCGTCCCCTCCAGCTGACCTGGATGGTTTGTTCATTAAACTCCAAAAGAGTAGCGTACCTGACCCTGAGTTCATACAGGTGATCAATCGTGTCGTTGCTCGTGAATTTCCCGTGGGGTGGGACAAATCGTTTCAACAGGCCGTGGATGGGACCACGATCCCACTGAAGTCATTCCTACAGAAGAAGGCCCGGGGACAAACCTCCCGGTCTTACATCTTGGGTCGTTTCAGTCGTGAAGAGTTCCGTGCGTTCGTGCTTCGTGGGGCTCTGCCCATCAGTCGTCGTCGTCGTCTTGGGGTTGTCCGTGAAGCGGGCAAATCCCGGGTCGTCACGATCGCCGATGCCTTCCAGCATGCTTTCGCGCCATTTTCCGCCATTTTTTATAATCATTTAAGTCGTAAGTCGTGGTTGTGTCGTGGGGATGTAAGTCCCGTTAAGATGGATAATTTCGTTAAGAAAGAAGGGGAAGTTTTCGTGAGTGGTGATTACGAGAGCGCGACGGATAGCCTGAACATGGCTCATTCCAAAGCGCTGCTACGTGCCGTCCTCGGACGATGTACCTTCCTTCCTCCTTATTATGGTCAGTCGTTACTTGATTCGTTAGATGCCGTCATTGTTCATGATGGCAAGCAGGGTCCTCCTGCCTGCGAATTTGAGATGTCGTCAGGTCAGCTCATGGGCGATAAGCTCTCTTTCCCCCTTCTCTGCCTTTACAATTTCGTTGCGTTTAAGTCATGTATTCGTCGTAAAGTCCCGTTGAAGATCAACGGTGATGATATTGCGTTTCGTGGCACTCGTGATGAGGCGGAGTCGTGGGTCGAAGGAGTCGGTCGTTCAGGCCTGGTACTTCACAAGGGTAAAACCCAAGTTTCACCGACCTTCTTTTCGTTAAATTCTGTCATTTTTGAGGCTCGTGACAAGGCTAGGCCTAGGGTCGTTCCTTTCATTCGTTCAAAGCCTTTCTTCGGAAGGCGTGACGAGGAATGTTACTCATTAGGTGATCGTTGCCGCGCGAGCCTCGTTGGGCATCACACAGCCAATTTTCGTCGTAGTTTTAACATTAAGTTCGTGACATTTAATATGGGTTGGCATCGGAGAAGCCACGTGTCCTTATTAAGGGGGCATAAAATCCGGATTTGTGACCAGATGGTGCGTAAGTTTCGTCTCTGGGATACTGAGTGCTTTTATAGAAGTGCTCTCCCTCGTGATGATAAGCTCGTTACCAGTGTCGTGAATCGCCCTGCGGGTCTCGTGAGTGTGCCGTTCAATAAGCTTTCTCGTGGCATTGTTAAAAGGAAACAAGCTGAGATCGTTGAATGTTTCGTAGAGCACTCATGGAGTACCTTATCCTTAGACGTGAATGATCGTGGACTACTTCCTGGAAAGTTGTCGTTCGTGAGGCAAAAAGATAA